CGACCCATTGGCGGGTGGCGTAAGAAGTCGGAGACGCAACTCACGGGTAAATGCCGTGGATTGATAGCATGGAGAGGCAACAGCGGTGGACGTTTTGTTGCCGCAGGCACTCATTCAAAACTCTTTGCGATGGACGAGAACTCCGTTGTCAAGGACATTACCCCAACGGGTTTCACTTCGGGCCGAGCAGACGCAGTCAGCGGAACGGGCTACGGCTATAACACCTACGGATCGTTCTCTTATGGCGTTGCGCGTCCTGATATTGGGACGGTGGCCCCTGCCACGACGTGGAGCCTTGACACCTTTGGCGAGTACCTTGTGGCGTGTAGCGACACGGACGGCAAACTCTACGAGTGGCAGTTGGGCTTTACTACCCCAACAAAGGCGGCTGTAATCACCAACGCACCGACGGGCTGCGCTGCCCTGTTGGTGACTTCTGAGCGAATCATCTTCGCGTTGGGAGCCGGTGGAAATAACCGTCTAGTGTCTTGGTGTGACCAAGAGAACAACACAGTATGGACTGCCGCGTCAAATAATCAGGCTGGAGACTTTGAACTAGCCACAGTTGGATCACTGAAGGCAGGTAAACGAGTCCGAGGTGTAAACTTATTGTTTACAGACGTTGACGTTCATACAGCCACCTACATCGGTCTGCCATTCGTGTACTCGTTTGAGAAGGCCGGCTCGGGCTGCGGGGTGATCTCTTCGCAGGCAATAGCGGCCATTGACACCTCCGCAATGTGGATGTCCAAGTCAGGGTTCTGGCAGTACGACGGCTACGTCAAGCCAATGAACTGCGAAGTGTCCGACTACGTCTTCAACAACATCAACTACAACCAAGCCTCAAAGGTCTACGCCGTACACAACTCTTCGTTTGGCGAGATCACATGGTTCTACCCATCAAGTGCATCAAATGAGAATGATTCCTATGTAACCTACAACTACCGTGAGGGTCACTGGGCTATTGGAACCATGTCCCGCACGGCTGGCACTGACAGGGGTGTGTTCAGCAACCCCTTGATGGTCAGCGCAGATTCCTACATTTATGAGCATGAGGTAGGCTTTGGCTATGACGGCGGCTCTGTCTACGCCCAGTCAGGACCCATTGAGATCGGCACAGGCGAGAACATCATGTCCGTCAGGTCGGTTATCCCCGACGAGCAGACACTGGGCGAGGTTGCCATCTCCTTCACGGCAAGGCTGTACCCGACATCGGCTGAGTCTACCTATGGACCGTTCTCGGCCAAGGCTCCTACCGATGCTAGGTTCTCAGGCCGGTCCGTCAAGATGAAGGTTACAGGCAACGTGCTAGACGACTGGCGCGTTGGGGTGATGCGGCTGGAGACGACAACCGCAGGGAAACGCTGATGGAGGAGTTTTGGTCGCTGCGCAAACACATCGAAGCGGCTTTAGAATACTCAGGAGGGACACACACTATTGAGGACATTGCGGAGGGTGTGGCCAGTAACAGATTTCAGTTCTGGCCTGGCACTAAATCCGCGGTGGTTACTGAGATCATTGTCTACCCGCGAATCAAGGACTTGCACTTCTTCCTTGCTGGCGGCGACCTAGATGAACTCAAGCAGATGCGACCATACATCGAGTCTTGGGGCAAGCAGTTGGGTTGCAGTCGAGTATCTCTTGCTGGCCGTCAGGGTTGGCAGAAGACGTTCTTAAAGGATGAGGGTTACGAACCTAAGTGGTTCATTTTGAGCAAGGAATTGATATGAGTCTAGGTGGCGGTCAAACACAAAGCCCAGTTGCTGGCAGCAACAAATACGCACAGATCATGGAGTTGATGCGTCTGCGTCAGTCTATGAACCCAGGGTCTTCCTACACTGGAGGCTTTAACGCATATACGCCGACCTCTGCGTATTCTGGCCCATCAAGTAATTACGATGAGATTCTTCGCCTACAGGCGTTAAATAATCCAAATCGTTTTCCTGCCGGTGATCGTGGAAGTGGCGACTATGCAACTGGCGACGGTTACAGCCCAAATGTAAGCCCATTATCTAACCCGATGACAGGTAGCGGTTTATACGGTTTTTTAGATGCTTACGGAAATGCTCTTGGCGGGATGTTGCCGTTTGGATTGGTTGCGCAAACAATAGCGCAATCTATGAATCCAGGACAAATAGAACAGGCTGGAAAATTATCATCGCAAGCCCTGAGTGATGCAATAGCGGGATATACGTCTGGAACTATGTTTGGTGCGCCACCAAGTGCTGCATCAACTTTTGGTGGTGGTGGATACGGAACCCCCGAAAGCCAAGGCGGGTACGGCGTTACAGGAATGACAGGTGCAGGCATTGCAGCAAACCCAATGGGTATTGACCCAGCAACAGCACAAGGACAGCAAGCCGCTGCTGCCGCTGCTGATGCCGCTGCTCAAGCCGCATCAGATGCGGCAATTGCTGATGCGGCTGAAGCAGAAGGCTTTGGACTAGGGCCAGCCGCTACTGGAGATAGTGGCTATGGCATGACATCAGACGGCGGCATTGACGGCAGTATGTTTAACAAAGGTGGCCAAGTCACAATGAATCGGCTACGTGGTCCAAACCCAATGGGTCCAGATGACGGATACGGTGGACTGGATGACGGAGAGTACGTCATCAACGCCAAGTCCGTTGGTAAGTACGGCATCGAGTTGATGAACGCCATCAACGCAGGCAAGATTTCAAAGGGCAAACTTCGCGGTTTGCTCGAAGCATAGGAGATACGAATATGTCAAAAGGCGGTTCCACAACATCAACCCAAGCCATCGACCCGCAGTTAAAGGCTGCGTACCTTGAGAACTTGGGTCAGGCAAAGTCAGTCGCTACCGCGCTCCCAGTGCGGCAGTTTGCTGACTTCAACCCAATGTACATGGCGGGTGAGGAGCAGGTAGTTAACCAGTCCCTGACCCCGTTCAGTGGGCAGGACATCAACGCCTTCATGAACCCGTACCAAGAGGACGTAATCAACCGCAGCCTGGGCGACGTTGAGACAAGCCGTCAGATGGCTGACCTCAGAGATCGCCAGGCTGCCACAGGCGCGAAGGCGTTTGGCGGTTCACGTCAAGGTGTGCAGGCTGCTCTTACTAACGCCGCAGCACTCAAGCAGGCCGCTGACCTCTCAGCGAATATGCGTCAGCAGGGTTACGGACAGGCAGCAAACTTGGCTCAGTACGCTAGAGCGCAGAACATCCAAGGCGGTCAGAACGTGATGGCCTTGGGCGGTGCGCGTCAGCAGTTGCTACAGAGTCAGTTGGACGCACTGCGCAACATCGGCACAGAGAAGTTGGGAGTGACTACCGCAGCACTTGGCGGCAACATCCCGAACCTTGGTATGTCTACCACTACACCTTACTCACGTAATGTGGGTGCGGGTGCTTTAGGTGGCGCGTTGTACGGAGCGCAACTAGGTTCCGTAATTCCTGGCCTTGGCACTGGTATTGGTGCTGGCATCGGCGGTCTTCTTGGTCTTTTAGGTTGAGGTGAATCATGGCAGCATTTGATTTTGGCGGTCTTCTTGGCTCCAATTTATTTGGCGGTGGAGACTCAGGGCTTGAGGAGTACCTCACCGAAGAGCAACGCGCAAGAATGAACAATCAGGGAATCATGGCGTTGGCCGCGTCCCTGCTCAAGTCTTCAGGTCCAAGCGCAGTCCCAATCGGACTTGGCCAGGCTTTGGGCGAGGCTTATGGTGCTGGTCAGCAAGGTTATCAGCAGGCTCAGACAGGAGCCATTGCCAACATCATGACCAAGCAGAAGTTGGATGAGGCCAAGCGTTCAAGGGATTTGCTTTCAGGTATGCAGAAAATGCTTATGGGTGACTATAGCCAAGAGATGCCAGTCGCCTCAATGCCAACTGCCGGTGTTGCCATCACGCCTGAACAGTCACTTGCACTACCTAATATGCCTGCTGGTCCTACAGTGTATCGTGCCAATATGATTGGACAACTTCCAACACCGGCACAGGTTCAATCTATGCAGCAACCACAACGAAGCGGTGCATTCGCAAATTTAAGCCAGGAGCAAAGAGCGTTGATGTCTCTCCTTCCAGCGGATCAACTTTCAAAATCAATGCTTGATGCAGTCAGTGCGTCGCAAGAGTATGGCGCACCACAGAACCTAATGATTGGAAATAAGCCTGTTGTTGTCCAGTACAACAAGCAAGGACAGCGCAGAATTGTTAGTGACGCGCAACCTTATGAGGCTCAGTCATCTGACATTCGCGCAGTTGAATACTTACTAGGCCGTCCACTTGGTGGAACTGGGGCAGAGGGTACAGCGGCATTAGGACAGTATCGTTCTCAAATTGCCCCTAACACTGTAGTCAAGTTACCACCTGGACCAAACAGCATGGCTACAGCCGGTGGAACTGGTGCAATTGAAATTCTAAAAGGTACTCTTTTTGCAGCAAAAGGTGCTAACGATACTTTGCGAAATATTGACATGATTGCCCCTGCTCTTGATACCGCAGTTCTTGGACCAGCCGCTGATTACAGAACTTCAATGCTACGTGTTGCCAAGCAGTTAAATATTGCCGGACCTGATGCTGAGAAGACTCTGCAAGACACACGTCAAGTAGTTCAGGGTCTTGCACAGTCTGAACTTGCTGCTGCGGCTTCAATGAGAGGTCAGGGTGCTATTACTGAAAATGAGCGTTCCTTGATAAAACGTACAGCAGCCGGAGATCAGACAATGACAGCGGCTGAGTTGCGTACTGGTATGGCGGCTATGCAAAAACTTGCTAACCAGCGCATAAAAGAACACCAAGATACTTACGCAACTGCCATGAAGGTTCCTGGCTTTAGCGATGTTGGAGTAATGTATCAGGTGATTCCGTACACCTCGCAGACTGACCTTAGTGGGAACCTTCGAGTGAATAATGCTATCGACGAAGCAATCAAACGGAAGACAAGATAATGGCACAAACTGATCTGCAACAGGTTCTTGATACCTTCACCGTCGAGGAGTTGCAAGCACTCAAGGCGGGGAACAACAACGCCATCCCGCTGCCAAAACTACAGGCAGTGCAGGCCGCGCTCGCACCAGCACCACAAGCACCTCAAGGTGAGACTCCAAGTCAGAGACTGCGATCTCTTGCGCAGGGTATTACCTTTGGCAGTTCCGACGAGTTGGAGGCATACCTTCAGTCGCTGGCCGGTGTACCTTACGACGCGGCAGTTGCAGACATCAGATCAAAGTTAGAGGCTTACAGGAAAGATAGCCCATACGAGGCACTTGCGTATGAGGCTGGCGGTGCAATATTGCCTGCAATCGCAGCCACAACCTTAACGGGTGGTGCTGCTGCCCCAGTCGCACTCCCTGCGTTATTGGCTCGCGCCGCTGGCGTTGGAGCCTTGCAGGGTGGACTGACTGGGTTTGCAACTGGTGAGGGTGACTTCTTTGAAAGGTCAGGGCGTGTTGTTCCTGGCATGGCTGTTGGAACAGTTGCCGGCCCAGTCGGGACTACGCTTCTCACTGGCGGTAGTGCAGTGGCCAATAAACTGATTGACTTTACAAGGCGCACCATTGGTGGCCGTGGCGCGAAGGCCGTAGAGACAGAGATTCAGCGGCTGGCCACAGAGTCAGGACTTACCACTGACGAGATCGTGGACAGGGTTGCCAAGGGCGAGATCATGGCAGAGAACGCCACCTTGCAGTCAATGGTACGTGCGATGTACACCCAAGGCGGTCCTGCGTCAGCCACCATAGGCAAGGCACTCACTACGCGTCCCAACATCATGCGTGATGAGGCTATGAAGCAGATGCGCGCTGGGCTGTCTCCTACAGGCGACAAGAATATCTTGCGCCAGTACAAGATGGACGAGGCAGACATTAAGGTTGCAGAGAACGCCATGTACACAGCCGCGTTTGAGCAGGGCGGCGTAGTTGACAAGCCAATGCTTGATGCCTTCTCAGCGGCCCTGCAACGCGCTCCACAGGCAGCAAACAACATCAATCAACTGTACAGAGCCACAACAGGCAAGGCTCCGTTCTTCACGTTCAAGGACGGGAACATTGAGTACAGTCGTACCCCAAACCTTGAGGATATGGAAATTGTCCGTCGCGGTATTCAGGACGAGGCAAACAAGGCGTTCTCCCAAGGTGCTGGCGGCGTTGGAACTGCACTCAAGGACGTTGAGTTGCAGTTGCGCAACTCCCTTGACCAGTCATCCAAGGCGTTGGCTGGTGCTAGACAAACGGCTGCACAGACACGGTCTGCGCGTGACGCGTTCCAAGAGGGACGCAAGGCGTTTACTAAGAGCGCGGACGAGGTCGCTGTAGAGTTTGAGTCTATGTCTCCTGCCGCAAAGCAGGCGTATCGGTCAGGTCTGATGGACGCAACGCGCACTCGGATGGCCACAGGATCACGCAAGAGCATGATGGGACGGTTTGCCGATGAGAACCTTAAAGAGGGTCAGATTCTGCGCAATGTATTCCCTCAAGATCAGTTGGACAATTTGCTTGGCTCTGTCAATGTGGCAGCCGGCTCTCAACGTGCTGCCACCGGCATTCTTGGCGGCTCTCCTACGGCAGCAAGCCTGCAACAAGGTCAGCGCATCGGGATGAACATCTCTCCCGAAGAGGTCACAAGCGCACTTAGCGGTAACGTCATGTCGGGATACCGAGTCCTGCGCAAGTTGGTGGGACAGAACACCGGCAACTTGACAGATGCGCAGTCAGATCAAATCGCAAGAATTCTCGTATCTCAAAACCCTCAAGTTGTCCGCAATGCTTTGGTTGATGAGAGCGCGATGGCTGCGTTGCAGGACGCCATTAAGCGTTTATCCTACAAGGTAGCGGTCGGCGCACCTGGGGCAGTCACTCAGATCGGTGCAGGCCGCCTTCAGCCAACACAACAAAAGTAAAAGGTACAGATATGGGACTACTTGACGAACTGTTGATGGCTCAAACCAAAAAGCGCAATCTGATGATGCAGGGAACATCACCCCGCGTTGATGAGCAGTTGACGCAAATGGTTGCAAGACCAAGCCAGTCCCCGTTACGTGAGCAGTTTCCAACTCTTTATGGCGCGTTGGGCGGTCTTCTTGGAATGGAGCCTGACTCAATGGAAGGCAGCATCCTTGACCCTAATACGGCTGCTGTACGTCAGGGTGCTGATTACGGCTACCCTGCGGGATTGGCACTGCAAGCGTTACCGATGGTAGCACCGGCGGTTTCAGGTGCTAAAGCAGTCGGAAAGTTCGTTGCTCCCAAGGCTGGCCAGTTGGCAGAGAACTATATGCAACGCATGGGGATGATGCCAAGCATTGTCCAAGTTGAGGGTGGTGGGTTGCTCACCCCAACAACTAAATTCAAATACCCACAAGATAAAGCAATACAGATTGCGCAGCAACGCGCTGCATTGCCAGTAGATCAGGGTGGATTAGGTTTACTTGCAAATAACACTGCTGAAGAACGCGCTGCGGCTATGGGTGCAATTGATTACCTTCATGGAACAGAACGATTAGATCGTTTGCTTGAAGGTAAGAACATCAACGCAAAGAGGGCTACTTCTGGGCCAATGCCATTTGGAACAAATGAACCAGCACTTGCTTCTAACTATTCAATGAATAAGGCAGACACATCTCGTATTGCAAGCGATATGGGAGAAATGCAAAATTATTTCCAAGTATTTCCTAAGTCTATGGGAGAGCGTGGTACTTCTCCATATTCTGTTGAGCAGTTGTGGAATAGGTTGCCACAAGAAAAGAAAACACAAATACTTGACAGGGCTAAACGAGTTGGCTTTGAAGACTTTGACCAATCAAGTGGGCCATTAAAACTTCATCCTGAAGGCGTTAATGCAATGAACGTTTCAGAGGACACTTGGAACTATTATTTGAATCGTGAATCAAAAGGTAATCCATTAACTGCATTGCGAAAGATATGGGGCGAGTCTGGAACGTTATACGGCAACGAAGACAAACTTGCTGAAGTTTACAAACTTGCTGGGTTTCCTTATGAAATTAGCCAAACAAATGCGCCTTGGGCATCTGCAAAAGGAGTGATGACTGGCAAAGCAATGATTTCAAATCCATTAGATACAAGCAATGTTTCTGAGTTGCAAGACAAAGTAATTCCATTCCTAAAAGAGCAGTTCAAGAACGACAAAACTCGTACTAAAGCGTATGGTGCAGATCAGTGGGATAAAAATACAAGATATACGCCAAAGCAATGGATTGATGAACTTTCAAAAGATGTTAGTGCTGGTGAAAATTCTTATGTATGGACCTCTATTCCAGACAAAGTTACAAATGCTCTCAAGAAGGCTGGATACAACGGAATAATTGATAAAAGCGGCAAGGGTGGCGGTCAAGTCAACGACGTAATAATTCCATTTGAGCCAGAACAATTACGCTCTCGTTTTGCAGCCTTTGACCCATTCCGCAAGACAGCAGCCATTGCCGCAACAATGGGTGTGGCAGCACCTGATTTGTTGGCAGCAGACTTGAACGAAGAAGAACTCCGCAAGCAGATGCAGAGTTACGGGCTACTCTACTGACCCAAAGAACGCGGCCACCAACGGGTCGCGTTTGATCTTCCACTTCTTTGCACGTTGCCTGGCCAAAGCAAAGGCGTGTTCCTCGACACCCTGACCATCACGGCACTTGCGTGATCTTTCTGCGCAAGGCACTGGCGGCGGCTTGACGGCATCTACCCCTATCCCATAACGCCACATCGCAGCAATGCCTGCCTTCTGCCTTCTGTACGCCTGTATGTGTATCAGCCCTGCCTTGCGCAACTTCGTGATGATGATCTGAGTCCCGCGCAGTCCGCAGTGGATCACCTTGGACAGTTCCACAGATGTCATGGCCTTGGCCGTGATGAGTTCGATCACCCTGTCTCGCCTCTTCATTTTCTAAGCAGCCAACAGTGCTGGCATATCCACCTGATGGGTGACATATCCACCCCACCATCATGCGGCTTGGACTCCAAGCACTTGGCGCATATCTTGTACTGGCTCATGTGTTCTTCTTTGTGTGTAGGATTTTCATTTTGTTTCTCCTCTTGCTCGAATTGCTTCAAGAGCCTTAAACGCAAAATAATTATCTTCACACACCTTCGCGCACGCCTCACGCTCGGCTGCTGCTACTAGGGCGGCAAAGGCTTCAACGTGTTCTTTAAACTCAGGATAAGCGAACAAATCTTTCCAAAAACCAGCCTGTTTAGCCGTGTCCATTAGTTCTTCGTTCATTTAAAAATACTCCTTGCTAATACTGTCTTAGTGGGTTCGCATTGTTTAGTTTGCGCCTTGGTATTGCTGAAGTAACCAATCGCAAAGCAGATGGCGGCGAACACCCCCACGCATTTAACAAACACCATTAGGTTGTCCCAAAACCTCTCGAACACGGTAGGCGTTTCTTCTTCGTCTTCAACCAATTGAATTTTTATCTTGCTCATGTTGTTTTCTCCAAAATTACTCTTGCACGTTTCTGTTTAAGTTCACCAAGGACGATGTCCATTGCCCGTTCCATCGTGGCAATAGATGTCACCTCGACCTGGGCATCATGTATCTCCATTCCGAGATTGATGGCGTTCAGTTCCGCAGCCTTCAGCACAAACCGATACCCAGCATCCACACCACGCTTTGCGGCGGCGTAGAGTGCGTCCTGCGCGGCCCTGATATCGTCCTTGTACTCGGACGCAACACCAAGCCGAGACAGTGCCTCCATCACGTTGAACGCCTCGATGATGTAGTCGATGTCCAGTCGGGTGGCAACGCCACGTCTCAGGGCATCAATTGCGCTGTGGTTCTTGATCTGCACATCCACAATGCCAGCCTCTGACACCGGCTTTAAGCCGTTCAGGACCCACGCCAATGGGTCAGGCAGTTGCGGCTTTGGCCTGTACTTGCTGCGTTTTCTCACTGCTGCAACCCAATGATCTCAAGTTCGAGTTCCTTGACCCTGTCCTTGTTGCACTGGTTTTCGTACTCCAGTTGGCCAAGGGTTCGGGACATCCTTGCGTGGACATCCTTCTCAGCGGCCAGCCACCCGACCAACGCACCCTTTGATGCTGCGCGTCTGACGATGTCTTGCACGTCACGGGCGGTGAGCAGCCCTGTGCTGCTAGGTGGTGGGGCCATCATCGCAACGATGGCATCGATCTCCTTTTGCATTGGCTCGCTCATGTTGACCACCACTGCACGAGTGATGCTGCCAATGCAACGCCGATGGCGATGGCCAAAGCGTAGTCCTTAAATGTATTCATTTCGTACTCCATCGTTAAGTGAGCCAATGGCTCGGAGAAAACTATTTTGCTCCATTACCTGGCGGCGTTCGATAGCCAGTTCGCGCATGAGTTGGGCAAGGTCTTCGACTTGCTCCGTGAGTTTCTTTTCTTCTTGTTCAGTCATCTTGTTTCCTTTTAGTTGCTGGGGCCGAAGCCCCGTTTGGTTTATTAAAGAGCGACTACTTGTGACCAAGAGCCGAGTAAAGAAACTGGAATATCTTTCTTGGCAACTTGAGGAGTCGCAACTCCGTTAAGAAAATATGCGACCACTTCAACTGCCAAATCAAAACGCTCACAAGAAGTACGACCCATTGAACGAACTTCATCAACTGACTTATCAAAAACACGAACACAATTTGTTGCGCCCATAAATCCGACCACTGGATAAATTACTGCTGTTGTTGTCTTAGCCATTTTGTTTCCTTTAGTTGCCATCTGACGGTTTGTCATTGATTAGGAGAATAACACAGATTTGCACAAGTAGTCAATACCAGTACATTTTAGTCAACTAATCCGTTGTAAAATACATACGCGGGGTATTGTTTCCCCCGCAGTTGCCTTCGAGGGGAGGCTCACGCTTCCCCTCTTTTTTGGTTACACTTGCGCTGTTCATCAACTTTAGTTTAACATCGCAATCATGGAAACATCTACACAGCAAGCAATTAAGGCGATCCGAGATCGCGCAAAGTCGGCAGGGTTTCGGCTCTCCGACGTGGGCAGGGTTGCCAACATTGACCCAGCCCAACTCTCACGCTGGGCAACCGGCAAGACCGTCCCCCTGTACTCCAGCATCATCAAGTTGAACGAGGCCGTTGACGCGCTGATCTCTGCACGGATGACGCAACTATCCAAGGACATGGAAGAGGCCGTCAAGTGAGGATCATCTCTATTGACCCTGGTCTGAGTGGCGCCGTTGCCTTGCACGTTGACGGAGCCTTGGAGTCCGTGACGGATATGCCAATCGTGACCATCATGCGCGGCAAGACTCAGAAACGTCAGGTGTCTGCGCAGGGGCTGGCGACTCTCATCATTGAACTGAAGGCAGAACACGCGGTGATCGAGAAGGTGTCAGCAATGCCAGGTCAGGGCGTGAGTTCCATGTTTTCCTTTGGCCGCAGTGCGGGAGTGATTGAGGGAGTCTTAGCCGCGCTGATGGTTCCGCAGACCTTTGTGCAGCCTGCGGTGTGGACTAGAGCCATCACACGCGGGATTGGCAAGGACGCATCCCGCAGCCGCGCAATGGAACTGTACCCATCGCATCAGAAAGAGTTTGCTCGTGCCAAGGACGATGGCAGGGCTGACGCTGTGCTGATCGGGTACTGGTACTTGAGGGAGTTGACAAAGTGAATCCGTTCAAAATTGACAGCCCTACCTGCATTAGTTTTAGCGGTGGGAGAACCAGTGCCTATATGCTGTGGAGGATATTGGAGGCCAATGGCGGGTTGCCTGAAGAGGCAAAGGTAATTTTTGCTAACACAGGAAAAGAATGCGAAGAGACGCTGGAATTTATTAGAAATTGTTCTGTGAATTGGAACGTGCCAATTACTTGGTTGGAGTACCGAGACACAGAATCAAAATTTGAATTGGTGGACTTTGATAGTGCCAGCCGCGACGGTGAACCATTTGAGGCGTTAATTCTTAAACGCCAATATCTTCCAAATGTAGTTGCTAGATTTTGCACAGTCGAACTCAAAGTCAGAACTATGCATCGTTACTTGAAGTTCATTGGCTGGACTGAGTGGGACTCAATGCTTGGGATTCGTGCAGATGAACCTCGCCGTGTCTCAAGAATTACAAACAACGATTACGGTAAGCACGAAACCAAGTCTGCTCCATTGGCCGGTGTCGGCATCGGGGCGCAGGATGTCGGTGACTTTTGGAAGAAACAATCGTTTGATCTCGGGCTTCCAAACTTCAATGGTGTAACCATGCATGGCAATTGTGATCTTTGCTATCTAAAGCCGATGTCACAGATAGCCAGTTTGATAGCAGAGAAGCCAGAACGTGCCGTTTGGTGGGCAAAAATGGAAGCGTTAGCGTTAGCGTCCAAGCCAAGCGGTGCTGTTTTCAACAAAGACCGGCCAAGTTACGCGTCAATGCTGCAATTCTCGAAAGAGCAACGCGATATGTTTGACCCCAATGAAGAAGGCATCTCATGTTTTTGTGGAGATTAAAGTGACAACAGACGAGATCAAGGTCATGCGTGACCACATCATCTACTTGGGAACCCAGTTGGAGAACGAGCGTCACCAGTCGGGTCAGAAGACCGTGCTGCTGAAACGAATGCTTGACCCCGAAGACTTGGGACACGCTGTCAGCACCGAGGTGCGCAAGTTAGCGTACCAAATCTTAATCAACGACACGGACAACGAAAGAAAACAATGGAAAACAAAATAATCCTACGGCCAAGTTCAGCATCCCGCTGGATCGCCTGCCCTGCATCTGTACGACTCTCTGAGGGTGTACCCTACGAACCTGCTGGTGAGGCCGCGCAGATCGGTACTGCCATCCACGCACTGGCCGAGAAGTGCTTTGTCACGGGTGAGAAGGCTGATGCCTACCTTGGCAAGCAGGTTGAGGGCATCACGATGACTCAGGAGAACGTGGACTTTGCCCAGGCTCACCTTGACCACATTACAAATCTGAAATCTGAACTTGGGGCCGTAAAGGTTGAGCAGTACGTGACGGTATTTGATACGCCGGCCGTGAAGTTGGGCGGGACTGCTGACGTGATCGGGTTCGGTAACGGCATCCTTGAGATCGCAGACCTGAAGACGGGACGCGGGTACGTGGACGCGGACAGTGAGCAGATGAAAATCTACGCCCTGGGTACGCTGGCCAAGATCAAGACCAAGCCCGTGGAGATGGTCAGGCTGTCCATCATCCAACCGCACTCAGGAGATACACGCACCCATGCTATGACGGTGGATGCGTTGAACCTGTGGATGGATGACGTTCTGTTGCCTGCAATTAAGGAAGCAGCCGACGACAACGCCCAGCCAAAACCATCCACCAACGCCTGCCGTTACTGCCCAGCCAAGGTGATCTGTCCCGCGCAGTCCAAGGCGTTGGAGTTGATCCCCGTCAAGTTGGATGTCAAGACCCTTGCGCCTGAAGTGGTCAGCGACCTGCTGGCTCGGTCTGAGATGGTCGAGGACTTCATCGCTGCGCTGCGCAAACACGCGACCAAGGTCTTGGAAGACGGCGGTGTACTGTCAGGCTGGCAACTGTCACCCAAACGCGCAACGCGCAAGTGGATAGATGAGGCGGCGGCAGTAGTTGCGCTAGAGGCTGCGGGCATAGAACACAGCAAACTCATGCTTACCGAGATAATTTCCCCTGCGGTGGCAGAGAAACTCTTGGGTAAGGAAAAGAAGCACGTCCTTGAGGACATCACCAAAAAAGAAAGTTCAGGATTAACGCTTGCCAAAGTAGTTGGACTTGGACAATAATCACCTCCCCGTGACTACTTAGTCACATAACCTTGAAAGCAAAACGCTAAATGCTAAATCTCTCATCCTCCGGCGGCTCTGGTAACTACATCCGTTTCTCGCCCCAAGCCAACGCTTGGACAAACTCAAACAACGAGGAAATCCAACTTAAGAAGGTCGTGTTCGACATCGACAACGTGCAGACAGGCTGGCTGCTGCTGGCCGTTGGTCAGCGCGAGTGGAACCCTGACGTGTCTCTCGGCAAGAAGGGTCCGCAGCCAACGCCTGAGCACAAGCGCGGGTTCATGGTCACGCTGTACAACAAAGAGATCGGCGCAGCCGAGTGGTCCTCAAACGGTGTCGGACCCAACATGGGCTTGGAGCAGTTGTACAAGACCTGCGACGCGCAACGCGCTGCAAACCCTGGCAAGTTGCCGGTGGTTGAGTACAAGGGTTCCAAGTTGGAGAAGATCGGCAAGGGTACGACTCGCATCCCCAACTTCGAGTTGGTGAATTGGGTTGCGCGTCCCGAGGGAATGGACGCTGTGGCGGCTCCTGTGGAACAAGCACCCCAACCAGTGCGTCAAGCACCGGCGAAGGCGGCTGTAGTGGAAGACGAAGACGAGATGTTTTAAGCCGTAGTCCCGAACGCCGAGGTGTGACAGCCTCGGCTTTTTTTTCCCCTAAAAAATATAACTATGAAATATCTATCACTTTGCAGTGGCATAGAAGCGGCAACAGTAGCGTGGCATCCACTTGGATGGGAGGCAGTAGCCTACTCCGAGATTGAAAGATTCCCATCTGAGGTGCTTGCACATCACTACCCAAACACACCCAACTTGGGTGACATGACAAAATTTAAGGAGTGGTCAATTGAACCAAATGTCGATCTTCTCGTTGGAGGAACTCCCTGCCAATCCTTCTCAGTCGCCGGACTCCGAAAGGGATTGGATGACCCTCGTGGCAACCTCATGCTCACCTATCTTGCCATTGCTGACAAATATCGGCCCAAGTGGTTGGTTTGGGAGAACGTCCCTGGCGTCTTATCCTCTAACGGCGGACACGACTTTGCCTCCTTCCTTCGAGGGTTGGGCGAACTCGGGTATGGGTTCGCATACAGGGTTCTTGACGCTCAATACTTCGGAGTGGCCCAAAGACGCAGACGTGTGTTCGTTGTCGGATACCTTGGAGACTGGCAGCGTGCCGCAGCGGTTCTTTTTGAGCGAGACAGCTTGCAAGGGAATCCTGCGCCGAGCAGAGAAAAGAGGGAAAGTTTTACCGCCAGCACTGGAGCAAGCCCTTCAGTCGGTAGCCTTTGTGCAAGAACAGGACAAAGCATAAGCGTTCAAGATGCGGCGCAAGGTCACTTGATGGCAACTTGGCCGGCTGAAATCAGCAGCACCTTAGACACCACCTTTGGTACAAAACAAGGTTTAGAAAATCAGCACGTCAATGCAGGTTGCCCAATGTTTGTTCCAGCACCTCTGTTTGTAACAAGTGGTCAGGCCAATGCTGCTTTTAGTCTTGATGTTGGATTGGCATTAAATTCAACCCATGAATCACCTTACGTTGTTCAGCCCATCGCCTCGCATGACGTAGCGGGGACAATGCTTTCTCGCAATACATCGGGCGGTTTTAGCAACTCAATTGACCATGCAGCGGGTGGTTATATGGCGATACAGCCCATCGCCCTAGCCGAGAACACTATTGGGCGCAAGCCTGAGAATGGTGGCAACGGTGACGGGTTTACCGATGGCGGCCCAATGTACACATTGAATGCCACAGGTGTGCATGGTGTGGCGCAGCCGATTAGTTTTGACATGGCGCAGATTACAAGCAAAGTTAATGGCACAAGGGTTGAAGCAGGACTGCCTGTTAGCACACTGGCAAAAGGTAGCCAAATGCACGTTGCAATGCAACAGTCAATGGCAGTACGCCGTTTGACCCCTGTGGAATGTGAGCGCTTGCAGGGCTTCCCCGATACTTACACGGACATAAAGTCAAAGGGCAAGGCAACCCCTGATGGACCGAGGTACAAGGCTTTGGGCAACTCAATGGCTGTGCCTGTGATGGCGTGGATCGGTAAAAGAATAAACGAGGTAGAACAACTATGCAAGCCGAACAAATAGCGCAGGCACTAGGCAACGCAAAGCAAGCAAACGGATCGTGGCTGGCATCTTGCCCAGTCCAATCGCACGGTAAGGGCAACGGGGACAAGAACCCAAGCCTATCCATCACGGAGACTCAGGACGGCAAGTACTTATTCCACTGCCACGGCGGGTGCGATCAGAACGATGTATTCGGCGCAATCAGGGATCGGGGTCTTTTGCCGGAACTACCCAAACGCGAGGAGATATTCAGCAGCCTCGCTACGCTCGCTCCGCAGCCGATGACGTTGGAGCAGGAGTGGGAGTACATGGACGAGGACAGGAACACCCTGTTCATAAAGCAGAGGTTCAAGACGAACACGGAGAAGGGCAAGGACTACAGACTGGTCAGAGTTGACACACTCGGCAGGCGGCACTCACGCCTTGGCGATGTCCGAATCGTGCCTTACAGATTCCCCGAACTATTGGACGCAAAGACAGCAGGAAGAGCCATCTACCTTGTCGAAGGCGAGAAGGCAGCCGACGCGCTGGTATCAATAGGAGCCATAGCCACAACGTCACACGCTGGGGCTGGGCATTGGCCTGCTGAGATTACCCAATACTTCGCAGGGGCGAACGTGGTGGTGGTTCCCGACAACGACAAGGCTGGACAGGAGTACGCCAAGAAGGTAATCAAGAACCTGATGCCTGTGGCCAAGTCCATCAGGTACTTGGACTTGGACCTGCCGTTCCCTGGCGATGACGCGCATGAGTGGGTCAAGATGGGAGGCACTAGGGCTGAACTTGCGGACCTCGCAAAGAAACTCCCAGCCATCACGGAATCGGATAGCGCAACGAACAGCGAACAGTACGACTCGCACAGCGAAAATACATCACAGGATGACTACGACTCCAACGCACCTATGCACGAGGAGTCAACCAAGGCCAAGCCTTTGTTCTTGAACATCGAGTCGTGGGACACGATACAGGACGAGCCGGTCGAGTGGCTGATTGAGAAGGTCATACCTAAGAAGTCCTTTGTCGCGCTGTACGGACCACCAGGCAGTTACAAGTCCTTTATTGCCTTGGACATTGCAGAGGCGGTGGCTACGGGCAGGACGTGGATGGGTAACGAGATCAAGACTCCTGGCGCAGTCCTATATATATGCGGAGAGGGACACGGCGGTATCGGGGCAAGGATTAGGGCCTGCAAACTCCACAACAACACCCAGCAGGGCGCAGAAATCTACGTCATCAGACACCAACTCAACTTGCGGTCATCGGAAGAGGACTTCAACCTACTCATGTTGTCCATCCAGCAACTCATTAACGAGACGGGCGTGGAGTTCAGCCTGCTGCAAATAGATACCTTGGCTAGAGCCTTCGGCGGCGGCAACGAGAACGACTCACAGGACATGGGGGCGTTCATCACCAACATTGGCCGAGTCCAAAGGATGCTGGACTGCACCATCATGATCTTGCACCACAGTGGAAAGGATGCCACCAGAGGGTTGCGCGGTCACTCTTCCCTACTTGGAGCCGTGGACACGCAACTGGAACTCTTAAGGATGGAGGGCGGTAAGCGTGACGGTATTGCCGGTTCGGGACTGCTCACCATCAGCAAGCAAAAGGACGGCGCGGACAACATCAAGATCGGATTCGAGATGGTTGAGGTGCAGTTATCAGCGTCCAGTTTGGGATTGGAACCCGTCATCAGCCTTGCCGTTAACCCTTCGGATGAGGCAACAAGGGTCATGGCGGACACGGAAAAGAAGGAGAAAAAACCGCCAAGCAGGTCAGGTGTTGGTAAGAACCAGCAAATCTGTCTTGACTCTTTGCACAAGGCGATTAAGGAATTTGGCGAGATGCGGGACCTTGACGGTAAGAGAAACAAGGCCGTAAAGATCGATTATTGGCTTGAAAAGTTCACCCAAGTCTGGGGTCATGGTAAGACACCCAAGCAAATATCGAACGAATTTAGCCGCCATAAACGCGAATTTCTGTACGCAAATGGAGTGGAAATCTTCAAGGATTACGTTTGGGTTGTGTTCAAAGATGAGCCAAAAGAGCAGTTTTGATGCAGAAAATCCTACAAATGGTACGCAAATGGAAGATCAGAAATGAGAAAACTGCTTGTTATTTAAGCAGAAAAGAAGCAATCTGTCCTACAAATGGTAGACAAATGGTAGACAAATGGAGTCCATTTGTAGGATAAATCGTCCTACAAATGCGGGCAAATCCCTTTAGGGATGCCGCACCATTTGTAGGACGATATGGAAGAACCCGTAAGAAATTAGAAAGGTTTGAAATGGTAACGAAGAAACGTGCGGTAGTAGTAAAGGTTGAGCAGCCAAGTTTTCCAACAGACCCGTTCAAGGTTAAGTTGAACTCGTTGCTGTTGTCGATCAGCAATCGGAACAAAGACCACACTGCGGTGTGGGGTACTGATCGTTTGATTAACTTGGTGGATGCCGAACTCAGGACTAAGTTCTGGAATCAGATGGAACGGGTCTGGTTGGCTCAAGAGAATCGGGACGAGGAAAGATTGGAGAAGGCGGTCAAGGGAATGATTGCGGGGTATGACGCTTTGGAACGGTACGCGGTTGCGAACGGGATCAACCCGATGCCTGACATTGCGGCGATTGAGCATGAGATGGCTGACGGTTCGGTGATGGTCATTGTCAAGACTAAGGGTGACGCGCTGCTATACAGCCAGTTCCGTCCAGAGGTACAAGGACGGCACATCTGGAACATGGAGGAGATCGAGACGATGATGGCCGGTGCGGTGATGCGAGAGGTCATCAAGATCAAGCAGTTGGATGCCGGAGCCACGATGGTGAAGGTGGGCGGTGACAGCGGGTTCGATGATATGGAAAGTGACTTGGACTTCAGCAAACCGTCAACGCTGCCAAAGAAGTTCAACACGGAACTGGCAGAGGCTGGCAGGAATGCCTCAATTTGACGAGAAAATGGGTGCGGTGATAGGTTGGGTGCTTGGATAGACTAAAACGCTTAGAAAGGGCTTAGAAATGGCTGGTAGACCGAAACGCAAGGAGGACTTGATTAAATTGGATCAGATTCCACAGGAACAGATCATCGTGATGCTGGAGGAGGGCAAGTCGATTACGCGGGTGTGTATGGCGTTAGGCGTGGGTCGGACGGCTATGAATGTGTGGTTAAGCAAGCCAGAGAACGTAGAATTGGTCTCGCGTGCGCGTGTGAGGGCGGCTGATCTGATGGTCTCCGACGCGCTGGACATCGCCGACTCAGCGTCCATCGAGGAGGTCAACCTGGCCAAACTACGCATCCAAACGCGCCACTGGACGGCTGAGAGGTGGAATGCGCCTGCTTACGCGCAGCAGAAGGGTCAGCAGGTCAGCATCAACATACAAGGGATGCGCATGGACGCACTGCGCCATGTCGAGGTGCTAGAGGACTTATCCACACCCAAATTGTCCACTTAGTCACATCAACCTGTGCATAAGTACCATACGACCACACAATCCATGTATAACCTGTGCGTAAGTGGCAATCTTATTAACATAATGAACACTGTATCAATTACAGTTCCGCATCATGGAATCCTGCCCACTTGGGGCTGGGTTCTGGCCGTCTGGCGGCTGACCCCCCCCTTCGTGCCATCGGCGGGGGCGGGACTGATGCTGCCCCTAAGAAATACCGACCACAACCCATAGAAAGCCGCCAATGACCACACCCCCCACCCCCACTATGGAACTCGCCCCTCTCCCAAAAAAAAATAAAAAAAATGTGGAATTGACCAAAGACGCAATAGAACAGATCGCGGCCATGTCCGCAGCCGAAGACAAGAACCCGTTCATCGCGTTCGTGAAACGCTACAAGCACAACCCAACCCTGTTTGTCCAAGAGGTACTCAACACACAGCCCGACACCTGGCAGAAGGAGTTTCTTGCCCACATCGCGGACGGCAACCGACGCATCAGCGTCAGGTCAGGCCACGGCGTCGGCAAGTCCACGGCAGCGTCCTGGGCGATCCTTTGGTATCTGTTCCTACGGTTCCCAGTGAAAATCGTCTTGACGGCCCCCACATCCAGCCAACTCTATGACGCCCTGTTCGCGGAACTGAAGCGCTGGGTGAAGGCGCTGCCCGAAACCCTGAGAGATCAACTCGAAGTCAAGCAGGACCGCATCGAGGTCAAAGACGCCCCCAACGAGGCCTTTATCTCAGCGAGAACCAGCCGAGCCGAGCAGCCCGAAGCCCTACAGGGCGTCCACTCAGACAACGTGATGCTGGTCGCTGATGAGGCGTCGGGTATCCCCGAGCAGGTATTCGAGGCCGCGGCCGGTTCCATGTCGGGACACTCTGCCGTGACCCTGCTGCTGGGCAACCCTGTGCGCAGTTCAGGGTTCTTTTACGACACCCACAACAGGCTCAAGGATGACTGGATCACGATGCGGGTCAACTGCACCGACTCACCCAGAGTGTCAGAGGCTTACGTTGATGAGATGAGGTCAAGGTACGGCGAGGAGTCAAACGCCTTCCGTATTCGCGTACTTGGAGAGTTCCCTAGGTCAGACGACGACACCGTCATCCCGATGGAATTGCTTGAGATGGCCACGAACCGTGACGTTGAACCCTCCGCACACGCCCGTCTTGTGTGGGGATTGGACGTCGCGCGGTTCGGTTCCGACCGATCTGCCTTGTGCAAGCGTCAGGGCAATGCCGTCCTAGAACCCGTCAAGACTTGGAAGAACTTGGACTTGATGCAACTCACCGGCGCAGTCGTTGCAGAGTACGAGGCCCTGCAACCCAGCCAGCGACCCCATGAGATTCTTGTGGACAGCATCGGTTTGGGTGCTGGAGTGGTTGACAGGCTACGAGAACTGAAGTTGCCAGCGCGTGGCATCAACGTCTCGGAGTCTCCGGCGATGGGTGCGACCTACAGAAACCTGAAGGCTGAGTTGTGGCACAAGGCCAAGGCTTGGCTGGAGCAGCGCGACTGCAAGATGCCCAGGGATGAGTCCCTAATCGCTGAGTTGGCTGCCGTGAGGTACTCGTTCACGTCAAGCGGCAAGATTCAGATTGAGGGAAAAGATGAGATTCGCAAACGTGGCTTGGCCTCGCCAGACAGGGGTGACGCATTCTGTCTCACATTTGCCAGCGATGCCATCATGGGAATGTACGGCTCGGCGGCAAGTTCCGTTTGGAACAAACCCCTGCGCCGAAATATTCCAAGAGTTGCATAATTGGGCATTCAGTTTTTGAAAGGATAGGTAATGGCCACACAGACAAGCCGTAGCGTCCCGTCACGCTACCAAGGCGCGATGGATCAGATGATGAAGGAAGACACCGACACATCAAACTGTCCGCTTCCAACTCAAGACATCACCCTAAATCTCAAGAACCGAGCCAAGGCGATAACCACCGCGGCCTACGGTCCTGAGAACCCCAAACTGCCAAACGAGGCTTACTGGAAGCGCATGGCTGACGAGTGGGACGTGTCTGCCGAGGAAGCAAAGCAAAGCCGTTGCGGTAACTGCGCGGCGTTTAACGTATCCGACTCAATCAAGCAGTGCATCGCTGATGGCATCGGCAACGACGCTGATCCCGCTGACGTTATCAAGTTGGCTGACCTTGGCTACTGCGAAATCTTTGACTTCAAGTGCGCGGCCAGCCGTAGTTGCCGTGCGTGGGTTGTTGGTGGCCCTAACACCGGCGAGGCCAAAGACGAAGAGATGGAATCAGAAACCGAAGGGGAAGACGAATGAAAGCAGGACTCTACGCAAATATCAACGCCAAGCAAGCCCGTATCAAGGCAGGCAGCGGCGAGAAGATGAACAAAGTTGGCAGCAAGGCAGCACCCAGCGCAGCCGACTTCAAGAAGTCTGCCAAGACAGCCAAAAAGCCAATGAAGAAGAAATGACAGCGGCTTGGCAACGCAAGGAGGGTCAAAACCCTAAAGGCGGTCTGAATGCCAAGGGCCGCGCCAGCCTGAAGGCGGCAGGCCAAGACATCAAGCCGCCAGTCAAGTCAGGCGATAACCCGCGCCGTGCGAGTTTTCTTGCGCGGATGGCGGGTAACGCCGGTCCTGAGTACAAGGACGGCAAGCCGACGCGGTTGCTACTTAGCCTCAACGCTTGGGGCGCGTCAAGCAAGGCAGACGCAAAGTCCAAGGCAAAGGCGATCAGCGCGAGAAACAAATCGAAATGATTTCTCCGATCTGCATCTCAACCGTCACCGGCAAGGGTCTTGCCGTAATGTTGGCAAGTATCGACGAGTACTGCCCAGAGGCTCCCGTTTACCTGCGCGGACCTTTGCACGTCATCAGCCACTTTGAGGCCGACTACAAGATGGAGGGTGACAAGAGCAACTTCGGTGATGCCTACAACGCCATCATCGACAAGGCGTTTTCCGATGGGTTCAGTTCCGTGGTGGTGGCAAACGATGACATTGTTGTAACCCCCACCAGTTACAAGTACCTGCTTGAGGACGTGATGCAACTCAAGAAGCAATTCAAGGAACCCTTGGGCTGGGTATCGGCAAGATGCGACGCAGCCCGACCTGTGCAGAACATCAGGTCGAACCCGTTTAATGAAAAACTAAATTACTTCAAATACCCTTACGAGGACTCCATCATTCCGATGCATTGCCTCTCCCCGATATTCGGGTGGATCAGCGACGAGGCGTGGAACACGTTCAAGTTCCCACCCCTGAACTGGTACTCCGATGATGTCCACTGTGAAGACCTGCGAGCCGCTGGGTTCCAGCATTACTTATCCCGATCCTACGTTCACCACATTGGTTCACAAACTATTGGCCTTGACGGAGAAAAACTTACTGCCCAGGCCAAACCGTGGATCATTGAAAACAGGCCACGTTATGCAGCAGACTGGTTCAATTCTTAACCTCGGCTCCGGCAAAGACCGGCGCGAGGGTTGTATCAACGCAGACATCCGCGACGATGTCGGAGCCGACTGGGTGATGGACATCTGCAAGCCAGTGCCAAGCCGCCAGTTCTCTCAGATCATCGCCAACGACGTACTCGAACACCTGCCCGACCTAGTGGCGGCCATGAAGAATTGCAGGGATATGCTGGAGATGGGTGGCAAGATGCACATCCAAGTACCCTACGACTTGAGCCTTGGAGCCTGGCAGGACCCAACGCACGTCCGCGCCTTCAACGAGAAGTCGTGGGTTTATTACTGCGAATGGTCGTGGTACTTGGGCTGGAAGGACACCAAGTTCGAGATGATCCACCTTGAGTGCAGGCTCAGTGACTACGGTGCTAGCCTAGAATTACCCCAAGAGGAATTGATGCGGACACCCCGCGCCGTTGATTCCATGTACGTGATCTTGAAGAAAGTACCGATATGAACATGAACGAACTCCCAATCAGCACCGACATCTCAGCGCAGGAGCCGATGGACGATGACGAGTTGCAGGCGATCATTACGCAGGACATCACCGACGCAATCAGTTATATCGACACCGACATCTCCCCAACCCGCGCCCGTGGCACTGAGTACTACCGTGGCGATCCCTTCGGTAATGAGGAAGAGGGACGTTCCCAAGTCGTGGCGATGGAAGTCCGCGACACAGTCAGCGCAATGCTGCCCAGCCTGATGCGTGTGTTTTTCAGCACAGAGAATGTTGTCGAGTACACCCCAGAGGGTCCTGAAGACGTGGAGGGTTCCAAGCAGGCAACCGACTACGCCAACTTTATCTTCACCAAGGACAACAACGGTTTCATGACCACCTACGCGCTCTTCAAAGACGCGCTGGTGCGTAAGTGCGGAATTGCAAAGTACTGGTGGGAGGAGGTCGAAAGCGTCCGAATTGAAGAGTACAGCGGACTAGATGACCAGACCCTGCAACTTTTAGAAGACGAGGCCGCCGAGGTCAAAATCGTTGTCTCTTACCCTGACCCTGCATTTGAGATGCAGATGCAGCAGATGCAGCCACAGATCGACCCGATGACTGGCCAACCCGTCCCAATGCCACCACCCCCGATGCTGCACGACGTGCAGATCAAGCGCGTGATGAAGGATGGACGGATCAAGATCATGGCAGTCCCACCCGAAGAGTTGCTGCTTGACCGTCGCGCTCGTTCCTTTGACGATGCAGGCATCATTGCCCATCGCAAGATGGCCACAGTCGCTGAGTTGATGGCAATGGGCTACGACGAGGACGAGATCGAGGAGAACATCAGTTCCACCGACTTGGACAACAACGAGGAGTACCTGGCGCGCCAGCCGCTGTCCACTACCTTTGGAACCAACGACTCTGCCAACCCAATGCAGCGTCGCGTCCTGTACATCGAGGCATACGCACGTATCGACTACGACGGCGACGGAATCCCTGAACTGCGCAAGATTTGCTGTATCGGAGCCGGCTACAAAGTTGTCCGCAACTTACCCGCGTCTTACAACCCGTTTGTGGACTTCCCCTGCGACCCTGAACCACACACCTCTCCACTTGAGGCGATGTCCATCTTTGACATCACGCACGACCTGCAAGAGATCAAGTCCGAGATTCTGCGCAACACCCTTGACTCATTGGCGCAGTCCATCCACCCCCGCACTGCGGTGGTCGAGGGCCAGGTCAACATGGATGACGTGCTGAACAACGAGACTGGAGCCGTCATTCGTATGCGCGCGCCTGGCATGGTGCAGCCGTTCTCCACCCCGTTTGTCGGACAGGCAGCGTTCCCGATGCTGGACTACATGGACCAGATCAAGGAAGACCGCACCGGCATGAGCAAGGCGGCGATGGGTCTGAACGCTGACGCACTGCAATCCAGCACTAAGGCCGCAGTCAATGCCACCATCAGCGCAAGCCAAGGTCGGATTGAACTGACGGCACGTCTGATGGCCGAGGGCATGAAGAAACTCTTTAAGGGAATCTTGTTCTTGATGACTACGCACCAGGACAAGCCTCGGATGATTCGCCTGCGCAACGACTTTGTGGAGATCGACCCCCGTGCTTGGAATGCCAACATGGACGTGAACATCAATATCGGTCTTGGCAACGGCGACATGAACGAGCGTATGCAAGCCCTGATGATGATCTCCGCAAAGCAGCAGGAGGCTCTGACCCAACTCGGACCACAGAACCCATTGGTGACCCCGTCTCAGTACGCCTACACATTGCGCAAGATTGTGGAAATGTCCGGCTTTGCCGACACCAGCCAGTATTTCAATGCCATCCCTGCCGACTACCAGCCACCACCAGCCCCAGCACCAAAACTAAGCCCTGAAGAGGTGTTGGCGCAGGTACAGGCCAAGTCAATCGAGGCCGACATTCAGAAGAAGGCGGCTGAGTTGGAACTCAAGCGCGATCAGATGATTCGTGATGATGACTTCCGCCGTGACCAAATGGCACAAGATGGACTACTAAAGAAATACGAACTTGAGTTAAAGTACAACACACAGATCAGTACTGCGGAGATTAAGGCTGCGCAGGACATGGATCGAGAAGTATTGCAGCAACAGGCAAATATCGTCAATCAGGCGATGCAACCTATGGCTGCGCCCATCAACCCTACAGGCCTCTC